TATGCTGTGTACGAAGCTAAGACCGCTTATTACCGTGCACAACAGCAGAGCCGGAAGATTGCTATTAACTCACTATACGGCTCGTTCGCCGCCAGGTTCTTTAGGTGGTATGATCGAAGACTAGCTGAGTCTATTACTAAAACAGGACAGATTGCTATTCGTCAAGTTGCCGCATACATCAACAAGTTTCTCAACGCATACTGTGGAACCGTTGATATTGATTATGTGCTATACATCGATACGGATTCTAATTATATTGAATTGCAACGAGTAGTTGCTAAGAATGGTTGGGATAAACTCCCTAACGTTGAGATTGCTGCCTTAATTGATACATTCTGCAAAGAGCATCTACGACCTGTAATCGATCGAGCGTTCGATGATCTGTTTGAGTATTTGAATCACCGTACCAAAGTGCTTGATATGGCCCGTGAGAATATTGCAAGCCGTGCAATCTGGACTGAAGCAAAGAAGCGTTACGCTATGATGGTATACGATTCTGAAGGGACGCTATATAATCCTCCGAAGCCTAAGATTCAAGGGCACGAAGCAGTTAAGAATTCAACCCCAAGAGAGTTGAGAAAGCTACTAAAAGAAGCTATAATTATACTATTGATACAAGATGAAGAAGCTGTTCAGAAGTATGTTGAACAAGCTGAGGCTGAGTTCAAAGGTCTTCCCTTTGAGGTTACTGCATATAATAAAAACTGTAATAATCTCGCAAAGTATAGTAGTGAAGATTCAGTATTCATCAAGGGAACGCCAATCAACGTTCGAGCAGCGCTAGTTTATAATAGAATGCTACGATTGCATAACCTTGATTCAAAGTATCCTCTTATCGAGGAGGGGTCTAAAATCAAGTATTGTCACTTGATTCTCCCGAACCCCACTAACTCAAATGTTATTGGTGCTCCTTACGAGCTACCTCCTGAGTTAAAACTAGAGTCATATATCGATTATCGGACCATGTTCGAAAAGGCCTTTATCAAACCAATGCAGTCACTAACTGACGCCGCCGGTTGGAATATTGAAAAGGTCGCGGATCTATCTGACTTATTCGATTATTGACTCATAAATATAATGCTAGATGAGATGTTCCGTCTAGCCGTCTTGCGATTTTCCAAGATGTAATCAAACAAAGGATATAAATGTCAGACTTTTTTACCGACATCTTGAAAGAGATGAAAGACGAAGATACCCACATGGCTGGAGGTTCTTCGTCGGAATTTTCCGCTTATTATGACACTGGATGTTATGCGCTAAATGCGCTATTATCAGGTTCAATATTTAACGGAATTCCAAACACAAAACGCTTAATGCTTGCAGGTGAATCAACAACCGGAAAGACCTTCTTTCAGCTTGGGATTGTACAAGAGCATTTAGATAGCGATCCAACCGCAGGCGTAATTCTATACGACTCCGAATCAGCCATTACAAAAGAAATGTTAGAAGAGCGTGGCATTGACTCAAAACGAGTCATCATCGTTGACGTGCAAACTATTCAAAAGTTCCGTACACACGTACTACGCTTTTGTACGGCATATCAAGCACGACCTGAAAAGACTCGACCAAAGTTTATCATGGTTCTCGACTCACTCGGTAACCTATCAACATCCAAAGAAGTTGAAGACATCGAGGCAGGTAAAGATACTCGCGATATGACTCGAGCACAGCTGATGCGTGGTGCATTCCGCGCTATTACTGTACCACTTGCACGTGCTAAGATTCCAATGATTATCACAAACCACACATATACGTCAATGGGTATGTTCCCTACACAGGAACTATCTGGTGGAGGTGGTGCACGTTACGCAGCTGATATTATTGTCATGCTGTCAAAGGCACAAGACAAAGACGGACAACAATCAGGCCCAGTATTGGGTTCGATTATTTCTGCAAAAAACTTTAAAAATCGCTTTGCGAAAGAGAAGGCTATCGTTAAACTACGCCTACGATATGAAACAGGCCTCGACAAATACTACGGACTGCTTGAGATTGCAGAACGCGGCGGGCTTATTTCAAAGGTCGGTAACAAGTTCAGGTTACCAGACGATTCAACTCACTTCGAAAAAGCTATCTATAAGGATCCAGAGAGATTCTTTACTACAGACTTCCTAAAAGATATTGATAAAGTTTGCGGCGACCTTTTCAAATATGGTGGCCGTTTAGAAGAAAAAGCAGAAAGTGTAATTGAAGATGACGGACGAGAAACTAATTCTGAAGAGTCTAACGACTAATCTTGAATATACACGAAAAGTTACTCCGTTTTTACAAAAAGACTATTTCACTGATAAGCCAAGTCAAGCCCTATACTTAATTACTGATAGCTATTTCAGAAAGTATGGGGCTTGCCCTACTCCAGAAGTACTCAATATTGAAGTGGAGAAGCTAAACGGTATTAGTCAAGATATGTATGATGATACAAAACTACTCATCAATAACATTATAAACTCGGCTGACATTACTGCGAATCAAGAGTGGTTAGTTCAACAAACAGAAGACTTTGTTAAAGAGCGTGCGTTATTCAATGCACTCAATACTGCTATTCAGATCTCAAACGGGAATGAAAAGCGGTTAACGACTACTGCTATTCCGCAGATTCTATCCGATGCACTTGCGATTGATTTTAACGTTAACCTCGGGCATGATTATATCAAAAATGCTGAATCACAATACGAATGGTATAACTCAGAAGTATCTAGAGTTGCCACTGGTATTGATATAATCGACGAGATTACAAACGGTGGATTTCCTCGCAAGACTCTAAACACACTGCTACTAGGTACACACGTAGGTAAGACCTTGTTGATGTGTAATATTGCTGCGTCCACCTATATGCGTGGTTCAAACGTACTATATATCACACTTGAGGAGTCTGAGAACAAGATACGTCAACGTATCGACTCAAACCTACTCAACATCGATATGGATGATCTCATTGGGGTCGATAAATCCAGATATATGCGGCAACTTGAACTCATTAAAGTTCGCGCAAAATCACGCCTGGTTGTTAAAGAGTTCCCAACTGCATCAGCATCAATACTTGACTTCGAAGCATTACTAGCTGAACTAAAACTAAAAGAAGGCTTTATACCAGATCTTATCTGTATTGACTATCTTGGGATATGTGTCTCTGCACGGGGTTCAGGGTCAAGTGATAATTCGAATACAAAACTACAGGGAATATCTGAAGAACTACGAGGGTTTGCAAATAGAGCGAACGCAGCGCTTCTATCAGGGCAACAACTAAACAGAGGCGGGGCAGTCGAGAACTCAGATCCCGATATGTCAGACGTTGCTGATTCGTTCGGTTCTCTATTCGTAGCAGACTTTGTACTAGTTGGTGTGGCACCTAGGGAACCTAAGGCGAAAAATATGATGCTATTTATTCAACAGAAAAACCGACATCGAAATATAAACTATAAGCCGCGATTTATTGTTGGCGTTGATACTGATAATATGCGAATATACGATATCGATGATCCTGCAATACAGAAATTCCATGACACAGATACACCCGTCATGGATAATACACCAACTGGTAAACGTTTAAATGATAAAGCAGAGAGGTTTAAAGGAATAAAATGAGTTCAGTAGAGTATGATCCCCAGAACGTTGTATGGAAAGGTAAAATGTATACCGTTAATAAGTATGCATCCCCGAGCAACGTAGTAAAATCGTCCTATGTTATTGAAGAGCTTGCTACCGGGCTCAGACTAAGTCAGTTTACGAAGCTGGGGCTAGCTGTGGCAACTGCTAAAGGTCTCGATGAAGGAATGGGATATGCTGGCTGGACGCCATCATTCATTGCTCGAGCTGCATAAAGAACTATCGAAGACTGGTTTTCTCCTTTGTCTTTGAAAACTCAGCTGGGGTTCGCCCCAGCTTTTTCTTTACAAGAACCATAAATATATAACATTAATAGGGTAAAATAATGGGTACAAAACCAACTGATAAAGATAAACCTACTGAAGATACGGAAAAGAAAAATCCCGTTAAGGTTAAACCTGTAAGGGAAATGCCGAACGTAGCAGTGAAGCCGAAAGAAAAGAAGCTAATTACAGCGTCTGATGCTGATCCTACGACACCTCTCAAAGAGAAGAAGCAATCGAAGACTAGAACTCATCAAGGCGGAAAGCGGAATGAAGTAACTCTACATCCACCTATTAGGCGTGTAACATCACACGGACAGATTGTTGAGAGTAAAACTGCTGTAATTGTTTTCGGGCGTATGAATCCACCAACTATAGGCCATCAAAGACTCGTTTCAGAGGCGCGCGACGTCGCCGCTCGTGAAAACGGTCACCCGATGTTATTTCTCTCACCTACAAATAATCGAAATAACCCACTAACCAATACACAAAAGCATTCAATCATCACAGAAGCATTCGGTGATATTGTAGACGTTCGCGAGGAATTATTCAGTAACCCTATTACACTACTACAATCAATAGCAGAGTCCTACGATACTCTTATTTGGGTCACCGGCGCAGATCAAGCAGGGGACTATACTCGCATAGTAGAAACATATAACGGTTCAGATTTTGTGTTTGAATCCGCTTCTGTTGTTTCGCTATCACGCGACGGAGCCATCTTGAATGAAAATATTTCTGCAACACAACTACGACAAGCGGTCGTTAATGGAGATAGAGAAACATTCTCTAGAGGCCTTCCTCCATTGCTGAGAGATAAGGCTGAGATTATATTTGAGCAAGTATTAGACGGGATTACAGTCAATACGCATGAGAATCCACTCATTAATAAAGTTAGAGAGGCTCTCATTGGCGGGTGATAGACGATACCATGTAAAGAATATTGGCGGCGGATCGTGGGAGATTCACCATAGTAATGCTGTGATCGCAAATATCGAACGTATACAAGACTACCCTGAATTTTATAAGACAATATTCGGAAAAGTAGTACCAAACCATGGACGAAAATATAACACCCGATATATGGTGACAAACCTTGCCGGTGCGACGAATGATAAATTTAGAACCATCAAAGGTGCATCTCACCATGCTGCGTTTCACCATCTCAACAATGCAAACATGATGCGAGATCACCCCGCAATACTAATCGGGTATCATATAGATAATCTAGGAAAAACGATACATGCCGCGGCCGCAGACCCGCGGATGACTGATCATGACCAAATTAAACTACTACAAGTGTCGAAGCAGCATGCCGTATTACGTGAGATACATGAAACTCATTTTCCGAAACCATAAATAAAAGAAACATTAAAGGAGAATTGATATGGCATTATGGGGTAAAACAGGCGTAGCGACAGATAAGCCGAAGTATCTGACTACAGCTCAAAAAGCAAACACTGCACTTACAGCAGAAGGTTGGGTTTATACACAACCAGGCGGACTAGAAGAAGTTCTTATTGCTATGGGGAACCCGAATCTTGGAGCGTATTCTACTGTCGCTCCCGTAGTTTCAGGTACACTAACTGCTACTTCTACACTCACAAGTACTAACGGTACATGGGTTGGATCACCAGCATTCACACGCCAATGGCAGGTCGCAGACACTGCAGCAGGACCCTTCACTGACATAGCCGCTGCCACAGGTGCAACATATGTTCTTACTGTCGGTAATGTCGGGAAGTTTATTCGTAGCATTGTTACAGGTACTAACGGCCTCGGCGCAACCTCGATGAATTCAAATATAGTAGGTCCTGTAGCTTAAATTTCACTTTAGTATCAATACGAGTACCTCAATAATATGATATACATCACCCGAGAAACCTTTATATCAGTAGCTGCTACATATTATGACGATATAGCAGCTACTGATCTCGACTTTCAAGAAGATCTTAGGAGATTTCTATTAATACGGAGACTACTTAACGTATATCGAAAGAGTGGAGAATTAAAGTATCGACTTATTCTAAATCATATTATTATTATTCTTAATGTATTCGGAGACGCCGCTGTTGATTTACTTGTATTTGAACTTGTAGATTACCTTAAAGAACTGCTGCCGTTTCTTACACTAGTAAACAGACTACCCGCTACGATTGGCGGGTTTCCCACCAATACAATAACAACAGACTCGAAGGTTGCATCATGTCTCACACTCATTTAGTATCGCGTATAGACGATTTAGACGACAAAACTAAGATGGTGCATTTTAATGACAAATCTAGATCATTACGTGTGACAACTGCAGAGGATGGTAAATATCAAATTACTACACCTATGGGTAATAAAACAAGTACTTCGGTAAATGCGCTAATAAAGGACCATGTAGCGTCAAGAACATCAAATATTACTGAAGAGAAGCGCTCTGTATCTACAGGTGACGAGGTCATTATATCCTCCGGTGAACATAAAGGAAAGCATGGATTTGTTTCTCTTTCTCAGGGGGGAACCGGTGATAAAAAATACCATATTAAAAAGAATGATAGTGAAGGATATGGACACTTCTCTGAAGATCAATTTTTCCATAAGCATTTAACAGAAGAAATGAATGGTGTCGGGGGAGGCGCTATTGCCGGGGCCGGAGTCGGACCTGCTGGAGAGCCAGGTGTTCGTTCCGACAGGTCTAATGTAGCTGACATAGTGTTGTCCGCGATTCGACGCCGAAAAATAAACTCTGAGCCTAAAAAAATATAGTGATATATATCATATGTCATGCTATCACTCACTCAAAAAAACTATAAATAAGATTGAAGAGCTCTCACGTCGACTCAATTATAACCTTGAGCCAATGATTCTTAGTAAGAGGGAAAGGGCGCTTTATCTTTCGACATGCTGGTCTCCAAACCATTCAACTGCACAGGAAAATTGCGATGTCGACAACTCAAAGCTCTGAACTTGACGATTGGACAGTATACCGCCGCCTGGTTGTTGATACGCTCAAGCGCCTAGACGAACGGACAGCTGAGCTACACCTAAGACAATCCCTCGACGGAAACCGTATTCTCTTGATAGAGAGTAGGTTAGCAGACCTTCTTGCCGTTGAAACGCAACTCATTTCCCATAGTAAATCTCTATCCGACATTACATCTGAACGCTCTACAGAAAAAACGATTCGTAGACTGATGTTAATAATAGGCGGTGGATTCTGGACAATCGTTACAATAGCTCTATCAGTTTGGGTTAAAGCTCTCGTATAGCTAGCTTTCATGCGGAAAGTATCATATAATATGTGAAATAGTTTTGAGTTATAATATGAACAACACCGCAATACTTGATCAAAAATACATATCACTTCTTTCTAGTCGTCTCGGTCGCTTCAAGCATAAAGGTCGGGGCGTCTACATTTGTAGATGTCCGATATGTGGCGATTCAAAAACAGATAAAACAAAAACTCGGTTTTACTTCTTTCAAAAAGAAGGTTCGTATAATGTGTTCTGTCATAACTGCTCCTACTCACACAAGTTCTTCGTATTTCTTAAAGACTTTGATTCTGTTATGTTTCGCGACTATAGCATGGAGCAGTTTCAACAGCATGATTATGTCGCTCCTGTAGAGGAGCCAAAATACAAGTATACTCCGAATCTCAAAACAATACAAAAAATATCGGCACTTCCAGTTAACCATCCTGCGAAGAAGTATATCGTAGAACGAAAGATACCAAGTAATCTACATTATAAGATATATTTTTCAGCGAACTTCACGGAGTGGATTAATACTATAATCCCCGATAAAATAATCAGCAAGGCTAAATTCGACCCGCGGATTATCTTGTTTATGACAGACCGAGACGGGAATATAACCGGATGTCAAGGTAGAAGTATAAATCCAAAATCAACATTGCGGTATATAACAATTAGGTTTGATGAAAACATCCCTAAGATATTTGGTCTCGACTCCGTTAATCCGAATAGTAAAACCTATGTCCTCGAAGGACCGATCGATTCGTTGTTTATAGAAAACGCGTTGGCGATGACTGGGTCGGATGTAACGCCTGCAGATTTAGTTTCTTTCGGTAACATCAACTTGGCTAAGACTTGCTTCGTATACGATAATGAACCACGCAACGTCCAAATAATTCAAAAAATTGAAAAAGCAATTGATGCTGGATATAATGTCTGTATTTGGCCTGCTCGTATGTCAAAGTATGGGAAAGATGTAAACGAGTTTATTTTACAAGGCCTTACACCACAATATGTAAAGGATGTAATCGACTCTAACACGTTCGACGGCTTGATAGCAAAGACACACCTCACAAGATGGAGAAAAGATAAGTGATTAACAAATATGATTATGTATACGCTCAGTTTATAAAGAATATTTTCCTGAATGGATATAAGAAACCGGATCGAACGAACGTAGGAACTACTAGCTCGTTCGGAGAAGTTACAGATTATGGGATGATTTCAGCGGAAGAATTCCCACTGTTGACAGTGAAACAAACACCATTCAAATCTGTTCTCGGGGAACTACTATGGTTTATCGAAGGGTCATCTTCTGAGAGACGTCTCGCTGAAATAACCTTCGGAAAGCCGCGAGAAGAGTTAGAGGCAAAAACGACGATCTGGACTGAAAATGCGCTCGCGTCTTACTGGGGCGACGAAGACCTCGGTAATGTTTACGGTAAGATGTGGCGAGCTTGGCCGAAATATCAGGTGCATGATCACAAGACCGCAGACGGATACGTACTACAACGATCAGTAAA